CCTGTGTTGCCAAGACCAGCATTACAATTACATCCTGCCATAATTTCTATTTTTTAGCATTTACAATTTTGTTTATATTTCGTTAATTTAATTCTTAGCTCAACACCACTTAAATTTGCATCCAATATGTTTTGAAAATAACCATTAGACTGCTCAGTTCCAAATCGAGTAAAGTTCACTATCTCATAGGTATCCAAAGTTTTGTAGTTCCTGTCATTGTTAACAACATCAATGAACTTCTCAGCGAGCTTACTCATTGGCACAACAACATTATCAATGTGATCCTTTGTTAGGTAGTTCACAATATCTGTCTCATCAAGGAAGAAAATCCTCAAGTCAGACTCCCAATCATAAACACTCTCCCTACCAAACTTTACATATCTAACATCATGTAACAACCAAACAAGAGGGGTTTTCTGTGTAAGGTCATTGCTGAACTTAGTCCACTCATTGTTAGCTGAAATCTTAGTGCCTGGCACAAAGTAAGGTACAGGCAATGATAAGATACCGGTTGCAGTTCCTGCCACCAAATACTCATCTGTTTCAACCTCTGTGATTAGTAATGTGCCATTGAGATACTTACCTACTCTCGCATAAGACGTATCACATGTGATAGTTTTCTCTTGAATAGGATCATACAACCCAAGGATCTCATTATCAATCAACCCTACTAACTCCTCAACTGCCTGTGATACATCCTGTGTCATAACCAATATGCTGTTAATTTTGGAACACCTCTGAACTTTCTGTAATCACCAATACCCACATAATCAAGTTTCAACTCAGCATCACCATTACCTCCAGGTATTATGAAGAAATCACCCAATGAGTAATTCTTGCCGGCATCTACAATTGTAACTGAGTCAACCGCTCCTGTTCCATCTACTGTGAAACTGATTACTAATCCTGTGCCTGTGCCACCTGTTAATGCAACGTTGTTTGCTCCTGTGTATCCACTACCCCCTGTGGCAATTGACAGTGTAACTGCTTGACCTAATGGGGGAGTGGTAGTGTATCTGATGAAATCTCTAATTGAGTTATAGGACCGTATTGCCTCATTGTAACGTGTGTACATCATGCTGAACAAAGTGTTTGCAACAGTACTGTTTTCATTATCTGGCTTTACTAATCCTATTGGCGTGATTTGGTTACTCAAGTCTTTTACATACTCAAAATAAATAAATCCTTTCAACATCTCTTTTATCCCCTCTGAGTCTATTTGGTTTACTCCTTCATATATTCCATTGAAATAATAGAAATTGTATCCCATATCCTCCGATAATGGATTGAACAAGGTCAAGAAATTAGGACTCAATGGCACATTTTGAAATAAGTCTGATTGAAAGTCATTGTATAGACTTACTCCAAACAGTTGCTTCAAATAACGTGGCTCATATCTATTGATGTAATCCTGCAATCTTGCCTGGTCATACATTCCTGTAGATACTTGATATTTGCCCGTAAAATCTTGAATTGAAACTATCATTTTATTTTATTTTTCCGTATCCTTTTTTAACCAAAATCTCTGCCTTTGAGCCTAACATTTTCCATACTTGACCTTTGCCAAGTCCAGGGAAAGTGCCATTGCTAATGAATGTGTACTCAGCCTTTGGATCTAAACTCACAACCTCAACAGTTGGAGTCTCAATCTTATTCTCTAATTCTACATTAGCAACCTTTTTTTTGCGTGGTTTCTTTTCCATATTGGATTAAATTTTAGTCGTTGATTAGAGCTATGTCAGTTGCAATATCAGACTCAACAAATGCTCCTGTGTCATTTCCTTTGATGTAAGATACTAAACGAGCCTCACAAAGGATTGTAACCATGTTACGTGTAAAGTCATCATTCTCATAACCTACTGACATGTTCATATCTTCTCTGAACTTGATGTTGAATTTAGTGAAATCACCAACAATCATAGTACCTGCAGTGATGTTATTTGAAGAAACAACAACCAATCCAGCAACTCTCATGTTAGCATCCCAAAATGCAGGATAAGTGTACTCACCTGTAGATGTTTTAGTCAACTCAATTTTAGCAACATCCTCTGGATTCAATACAACGTGTGTTGGAACAAAGTTAGCAGCCTCAATCTGAGCTTTACAGATACGGATTAAATCCATGATGTTAGCTCCTGGGATAGTACCTGCAAATGTACCTGCTGAAAAGTTAGGAATATTACCTAATAATCCATTAAGATCAACACCACCTGCACCATTTACTAATGAGAAATCAATGTTTTGCTCAATAGCTTCCATCAATTCAGTGTTGATTTCTGATCTTACGAATGCTAAGTCAGCCAACATCTCTTTTGAAACTTTGATGTAAGCAGCAACTTTTTTCACTTCCTCTGATACCTCTTGATATTTAACCTCTCCGTTAAATTTAGGACCAGCCTCATTAACCCATAGTGTTCCTTCACCTGGAGTAACGTTTTGTGTTTGTTGGATGTAAGTAACAAATTTTGATGTTGTTGAACCTACATTAGAGATCTCTCTGATTCGTCTGATAGGTCTTGCAATTCTGTTTACTCCTGGCTCTAATACAGATAGTGCAACGTTACCTGTGTAATCACCATCGATAGTTGTGTCAACTTTAACATCTAATGTAATTCTACTTCCTTTCTCAATAGATTCAGAAATTTGTTTTACATTATCAGTGTAAGTTTTAACTAATGCATCCTTCAATGTCTTAGCTCCTTGAGCTTTTGGTGCATCAACTGCCTTCTCAGACATTGCCTCAATGCGACCTTCCATCTTTGCAATTGCTTTCTCCATTTCTGAGTTCTTTACCTCAATAGCTTTGAAGCTATCTAACTCACTTTTTAATTGAGCAACCTCATCCTTTGTAGGTACAGTTGCCATTTTTTCAGAGAACAAACCGTTGATTTTTTCAACAACTTGTTCAGGTGTTAATTGGTTTTCCATTTTGTTTTTAAAATTAAATTAATTAAAGTTTACTAATTACCTCTGTCCAATCAAAGGTTGGTTGCTCCGGCTCATACAATTTAACAGAATGGCTTTCCGGTTCTGTTTGTGCGAGTAAAGTCAATTGGCTTGATAGGAAATTGGCTTTCATTTCTAATTCATACAAACGTTCATCTGACCCCTTACCATTTACAAGGGCCTTGATTACTGTTTGTAAATCATCTGAAATCTTATCTATAAAAGTTTTCTTATTCTCACTCTTCATGATGCTCACCACATTAGTTAACTCATTTGCTCCAAAGGTAACTGCAGAACCCTCCCATAGTTTAACCTCTTGCAATAGAGTAAAGCCACCCATTGGATTAGATGTATCCTTGACAAACTTAGTCTTATCAGATACTCTTTGAAACCCAACTGAGTGCTCCTTTATGATGCCATCTTGATAGTCTCTCCATGCATCCTCACCCATTGTTGAGGTGCCTAATCTACCCACAGCAAAGAGGCCATTATCATCCTCCTCCATTTTGCTGAACACCCCAATCTGTTTCTCCCAATCATGGTGTCTTAGGAATGCTATCTTCCTGTTGCTTGATGCACCTGGTCCACGTTCCTGGATAGACTTTTTAAACGCACCCTTTTGGATCACATCATTGTCACTGTCAACGTTACCAAACTTTGCCAAGTACACTGCAACCTCTCTCCTGTTGCTGTCCATGTCCTTGATCTCAAAGCCGCTCTTTATTTCATACTTACTCATACTCTTTGTGTTATCTGTCCATGCTGTTGAACATACTGCAAATCTCTGGTCATTATCATACTCAGATGCCATTGTCTCATCTGACATGCATCTGCCAATGAACTGCTCCTCATTCTCATCTCCTGTTGGCTTAGGTATTGGCATTGGCTTGTGGATTAGTTATCATTGAATTGGCTGTGATACTGTCATAACCATAGTAGTTAACCAACGTGTTCACAGCTGTTTGTCTATCCATTGCACCACTGCTAACTGCAGTATTGAGTCCAATGATTCCATCTAACCCCCCTACAGTTCCCTTCAAATTGGTTTGTGCCTGTGCTAATGCAGCCGCCTGTGATTCTGTTCTGTCCTGTTTCTGTAACTCAATATCGAACTCCTCTGCATATTGCTGTTGAGTAATAACACCATCTCTAAGCATGACACTATAAGTATCTACTTTGGTTTTCTCTGCAGATGCTTTTTGATTCTCATCATCCTGCAATATTGGTAAGTGATCAAAGTTAGCCTGTAGATAGTACTGACCTTGCAACCCCCATTGAGATATCATTGAGTCATAGATTTGCTGTGTCTCAGGAATGATTGTATCAGTGTAACACATCCGGATTGAGTCTCTCACATTGCTGAATGTGGACCCCTTCTCACTTGAGAATAGGTTGTAATTCAAT